CCATACGCAACAACCAACTTCTACACCTCTGCTCGTGTTACTGAAGTTCAAGATATTACCGAAGATATTTTTAAACAACGCATAGATCAAGGTATCTATCGTGATGTAGATCAGATTTATTCTCCAGCAATGGACACCACCGAAGAGACTCGTTCCAAGAAAGCGAACGACAAGATTGAAGGTATTGAACGACCACAGAAAAACGTGGATGGTGTTCGTCGGGTTTACGAAATTACTTGTTTCTTACGTTTAGAAAACGATCCAGAAACCGAAGGTAAACGTGCTCCTTACATCCTAACCATTGATGAGACTACAAGCAATGTATTATCTCTCTATAGGAACTGGGCATATGGCGATGAAAAGATGGAAAAACTCGACTGGTACGTTGAGTTCAAATTTATTCCTTGGCGTGGTGCTTACGCCATTGGATTGCCTCACCTTATTGGTGGCTTGTCTGCTGCTCTTACCGGTGCTTTGCGTGCTCTTATGGACGCTGCGCATATCAACAACAGCCAGACAATGCTTAAACTCAAAGGTGGACGCATTGGAGGACAGTCTGACCGAATTGAGCCAACCCAAGTTATAGAAATTGAAGGCGCTCCTGGCGTTGATGATGTGCGTAAATTGGCAATGCCATTGCCATTTAACCAACCATCGTCTGTTTTAATGCAACTTTTGGGCTGGTTAACTGATGCAGCTAAGGGTGTTGTTACCACAGCTGAAGAAAAAATCGGTGATGTTAACTCCAATTCACCTGTTGGTACTACACAAGCGTTGATTGAACAAGGTGCTAAGGTATTTTCAAGCATTCACGCACGGCTGCACCGCTCACAAGCTAAGTCTTTGGCTATTTTGTCACGTATCAATCATTGGTACTTGGAAGAAATGGACAACAACTCTGGTGAAGAGATTGAAATTCGTGATTTTGCGAACAACAATGACATTCGTCCAGTATCCGATCCCAATATTTTCTCGGAAACACAGCGTCTTGCTCAAGCACAAGCCATTTTACAGTTGGCAAACAGTGCACCACAACTCTATGACTTGCGCCAAGCCCATTTGCGTGTGTTAAAACAGCTTAAAATACCTAATATCCAAGAAATTCTACCAAATCCAACGGGCGTTAAAGAATCTAACCCCGCTTTGGAGAACGTTTCAATGGTTATGGGTCATATGGCTGCCGCTTTCCCCGACCAAGATCATTTAGCACATATCAAAGTGCATTTAATGTTTGCACTTGACCCCAATTACGGTGGTAGCCCAATCATTGGCGCTGCTTTTGCTCCTCATTTACTCGAGCACATCAAGCAACACATGACATTGCACTATTTGCAGTCCATGCGTAACCATGTTGCAGCGGTTTCTGATGGTGAAGACATTCTTAAGCTTAATGAAGAGCGCCCATTGGATCAAACCAGTGAGCAAGTGCTTGGATTAGCATCCCAATTGGTTGCGCAAGACAGTGCAAAAGACTTCCAGTCATTTATGCCTGTGATTCAGAAGTTAGCACAGCAAGTTCAGCAGATGCAACAGCAACAAATGGAGCAAGCAGCTCTTGCTGACCCAACTGCACAAGTATTAATGAAGACTCAGATGGCTGAGACTCAGCGTAAAGCCCAAGAAGCTCAAGCTAAGTTGCAAGCAGATAATCAAGCTCAACAACAAGACTTCCAAATCAAGTTGGCTGAGTTACAAGCTAAAGTTCAAGAGTTACAAACCAAGTACAGCACCCAAACCAACATTGATAACCAACGTAATGCAACCGATATTGCTATGGCAAATATCAACAACTCTGCTAAAGAGCGGATTGCAATGATTACAGCTCAAGCACAGATGAGTCAGCAACAAGTTGCCTTGGATGCTCAGCAAAATATGTCTGCTATGGATGCAATCAATGCAGCTGACCAAGATATTCGTCAGCATGGTTTACAAGTACAACAGCAAGCGTTTGATCAGCAAGCTCAGATGGTTCAACATCAGATTGAAGCCCAGCAAGCCCAGCAACAACACGCTCAAGAGTTACAACAATCAGCAGAACAGCATCAACAACAAATGGCTCAAGCACAACAGCAACAAGCTATGCAACAACCACAACAACCACCCACTGAGGAACAACAATAATGGCAAAAGATGAATTAGGTTTTCGTCAAACCTACAAACAAACTGGTATCCAAAGCTCTGGCGGCGGCCCTGGCGAAACCACCATCGATAAAGGTAATTCTGGCTCACATCGTGACAACAATTGGAAGATTGGCGCTAAGCAAGTTAAGATGGCTAAAGACTCCAAAGTTGGTCCAGATAAGAACCTAAACGAAATTGGCGGCGGCAACTTTTATTAAGATTTGGGGCGGATTTTTCGCCCTTTATGCATAAGTAGTAGTATGAGGGACTTAATTTCAGAATACATTAGCCGCTTGAAAGAAGCGGACAAAGATACAACCGAAGTCCTAGCTTCCGGTTCCAATATCCATAACTTTGATTCCTATCAAAGAGTATTGGGTACTCGGGATGGCTTAAAGCAAGCCATGTCGATCCTAGAAGCCCTCTTAACCGAGGATGATGAACAAGAGTAAGCCGTAACGGCTTTAAGGAGCACTGAACAGTGTTTGATGTAAAACAAAAAGATGAACCAGATTTGCGTTCGGAAGCAGAATGCTTTCCAGATGTGGATCCAGGTGTTGAAGTAGCTGGAGATCGAGTATTGGTGCAACTGCGCCGAGAAAAGACCACCAGTAAAGGCGGAATCATCCTAGTGGATGAAACCAAACAAACCCTACGTTTCAATGAGACTGTAGCCAAGGTAATCCAAATTGGTCCCCTTGCATATAAGTCGCCAGATAACCTAGAGCCTTGGATTGAAGGCCCATGGTGTCAAGTTGGCGATTTGGTAAGGACAATTAAATACGGCGGTGATCGTTTTGTTGTTCAGCCCGATGATGATGGAGCCCCAGTGGTGTTCATTACCATTCAAGCACGTGAAATCATCTCTCGCATTAAGTCGTTTGAGTATGCGCAACGCATGAAAGCATTTGTGGATTAATTTTGAAAGAAAATTATGGCAGAAAATGAATTAAAAGATGTTCCCATTAAGGAACAAGAAGATGGCTCTGTCTTAGCCAACATTGAACTTCCAGAAAATCTTGATGTTGAGATTGAAAAAGAAGATAAACCAAAGAAAAAAGACGAAGATCACGATGACGAAGAAGCTGAACACGAAGCTGGCGATGATGAAGCTGCTGCTGAGGGTGAAACTGACGAAGAGCGTGAACAGATTCGTGAAGCTCGTAGAGAAGAACGCAAGCTAAAGAAAGAATTAAAGCGCCAGCGTGAAATCTCTGCAAAAAACAAGATTAGCGCACTTGAGAAGCGTAATGAAGAATTAGCAAGACGCTTAGCTGCGGTAGAAAACACAGCGGTTTCTTATCAATTTGCCCAAATTGATAAATCCATTGAGGATGAAGCCACTAAGGTTGAATACGCAAAGATGAAGCTAATTCAAGCGTCCCAAACTGGGGATGCTACGGCTCAAGTGGAGTATTTAGAGCAATTAACAGAAGCTAAACAGCGTCTGCAACAAGCTCAACAATACAAAAAACAACAGCTCGAGCAAGCTAAGGCACCTAAGCAAAATGTGCCAAATCCGATCAGCACAGAAGTTCAAGCCAATGCAACAAAATGGCTTAAAAAGAACTCTTGGTATGATCCGCAAGCTCGAGATACCGATAGTAGAATTGCCAAAGTAATTGACCAAGAACTCGTAGCCGATGGTTGGGATCCATCTGATCCAGAATATTGGGAAGAGTTAGATAGTCGTTTATCATCTCGCTTACCGCACCGTTACACTAGTAAAGGTGGTTCAAATAAGCGTGCTAACCCAACGCAGTCAAGTCGGGTTGCAAATACCACCAGCGCAAAAGCTGGCACCATCATGCTAAGTCGTGACAGAGTGCAAGCAATTAAAGATGCTGGTGCATGGGATGATGTAGAACGTCGAAACAAAATGATCCGTGCTTATGCACAGTATGATCGTGAAAATAAAGGTTAATTAAAATGGCAAATAACAGAATTAAACGTGACTTAGATGATCGCTTAGCTGATCGAGTCCAAGAAGTATTGGAACGTAGTACAACTGCGGATCCAGATGACATTGCACGTCGTGAACGCCTTGATGCGTTTAGAGACAAGTGGGCAAATAGTGCGTTGCCCGAAATTCCAGCGGGTACTATCCCTGGGATGCACTTGTGTTGGTTATCAACAACCAATACTTACGACAGTATCGACAAACGTATGGCGTTGGGTTATGAGCCAGTTAAAGCTAGTGAATTAGGAGTTAGCTTTGAAGGACTAGGCAAGATGAGCTCGGGCAAGTTTGAAGGCTGTGTTAGTTGTAACGAAATGGTTCTCTTTAAGTTACCAGAGGACATCTACCAAGAAGTAATGCGCATGCTTCACCTCGAGGAACCTCTCGAGCACCAACGCAACATCACCGCACAAGTGCGTGGTGCCGCTGAGGGAAGTAAAGGTGGGCGTTCAGTCTTGGAA